CCCCACTGAGTATCAGTAAGAGGAATATATCTTTGTAATCCTTCAACAAAGCTTGTAAACGGCGTTGCTAGATCGATATTCAAACGTGTTGGGTTTGTTACAGTATCATGAACCATGTCATGTGATGGGAACAATTCTGCTGTACCGTTAAACGACCAGAAGTTACTTACACAGTTTCTAAAGTTTGTTGCATAAGGCTGGTTAAGTAGCTCAACATGCGCATTTCTTTCAAGCGTAGCAACATCAGCATCTGCTGTATTCGGGAAGATAGTGGCATTCGTACTTGTTTTGTACTTTAGATCCATTGGGAAAGTTTTTACTGCAGGAGTAAGAATCTTTCTATTAAAATGAATCGCTGCTTTGTAGTCAGTATCTTCTAGGTTAGCAAGAGAACTGTCGTTCATTGGATCTACAAGATAACCATTCTTAAATCTTGTCAATCCATTTTCATCTAGAATTGTCATGTTCTCGACAGAAGATTCAAGCTGGCTCAAGCTGATATAGTACTCAAGTCCTTCAAGTCTTTTCTCAATCTTTTCGATATCTCTCATTCTATAACGAGGAGTACCTTTTGATTTAGCACTTACAGCATACTCAAATTTTCTTTGGTTAGCGGCTTCATTAGGACTTAGAGCTGGATATCCAGGAATTGTAATCTGCGAAATTACCATCTCATCAGCACCTACCTGAGGAGGAACTGGAGTAGCAGATTCTACGCCTTTTACAACCTTAATGCTACCAAATGAATCTACAATAATACTGTCAACACGAGCAAGATATGTTTCAATGTCACCTGTTGCAACAGCATTCAGACAAGGTTGTAGGTAATCTGTTCTTGAGAACTGAGGTGCTTGCTGACCAACAGTCTGAGTAATTGTTCCGGCAGATGCAGGAGTTGTATGACTATATTGAACAGCAGCATTTTTGTCTGCATGAGGTCTAAAGTCAATGCATTCGCGCATGTTGTAAATCTTTTTATTGCCAGATGAGTATGTTGGAATTTGCCATGAACGACATTTATCATTTGGCAAAACAGCAGTCTCATCGTCGATAGGATAACTATCGATCGTAAAGAAGTATTTACCGCTGCCCGGATTTGGTTCGAAACATTTCATACGTACTGTAATCGTACCAGCATTTGGCTTTGGTCTGCCCGGAATATATTCCATATATGAAATATCATAGAAAGTATCTTTCTGATTGATTCTCAATCTAAAGCTTTCACTGTAATCTGTTCCAGTGTTGTCAGTTACTTCTAGAATCTCATATACATCTGGGAAGCCAAGGCTGTACGTATTTACTACAGTCGAATAAGTGTTCTTTACATAAACATTGCGCACAAGTTTACCGAACGGTCTTGGATTCGCAGTATATCTTGTATTTACATATAGAGTACCGGCAGGATCTGAGTTGTCTGCAGGATCAAGGTTAACTGTGATCTCATTTAAGTTGACAGATCTTGAAAAACTTAATATATTAATCTTATCATTACCGGCATCGACAAACGTTAGGTCTGCCTGATCTGGTGAGAAGTCATCAGCTTGAATGTCGGAATCAGAAAGTGTAAATGAGTTTCCTGTAATACCAGCAACTGCTACAGATTCTCTCGCAGGAATAGTCATGTCAGTAATTGACTTAAGACTAAACTGCCCTGTGTCAAAAATAAACGGAGCATTTTTAACGTCTTGAAGTATTGAGTTGTTTGCAATAAAGATTGTGCCTGAATCGCCGTTAATTCTATCCACATCTTTAAATGTAAAGTTAGAATTAGTCATCTTAATATTGCTTAGATATAGACGATTTTCTGTAATATTTCTTGCATATGCAGAACCAATAGGAGTACCAGCAGAGTTTTGCAATTGCATTGTATTCATACCAAGATCTACTGTACCACTTAGATCTGTAATGTTAACATATCCACCATAATTGATTGAGATGCTTTGATTCTCATGAACAACAGTATTTGCAATCTGATCAATAGTAAGCTCTTGGTCGCCTCTATGATCGATTCTAAATCCTTTTACGTAAGCAGAACCTTTTCCTATGATAGCTTTTAGATCATCGCCGCGTTTGTCTACAACAACATCCATTCTATCTACGATGTAGTTACCTGACTCTTCATATGTTCTACGAGCCAGTTCATCTCCCAAAGCATTGAATTGAGAAACGTCACGAATAGTAACAGCGTTACCGTTCTTATAGCGAACCAATGTAAAGAATGTTGCATCTAGATCAGCAGATGAAGTTGTTTTAGTAACAAGCTTTGGAACAAGTTTAAGTCTATCTGCACCAGGAGCATTCTCGTTTGTAGATCCAGAAGCATTGTCATAAAGAGTGTTGTCTTGTTCTGGGCGAATAATACTTTCTTCAACCTCAAAACCAACTGAAACACCATCTGGATTATTGTCATATTTTGAAATAATCAGAGTTTGTTCGTCAGCAAAGAGGAAGTGACCTTTCTGGAAGATAACACCAGAAGCCGATTGCAAACCAAATGATTGTCCAACCGGAGTAGGCTTGTTCGTAACACTCAAACCAGTTACGTTTGTTAGAACTGTCGTGTCAACAAGAACAGAACCATTATATCTTTTCTTTGTAATTGTTAAAACTTCACCGGCAATGAATGTTTTAATCGGAGTATTTGTATTTGTATCTACAGCGTTGTTATATGAGATAAAGAACGTGTTTAGGTTAGGAGGTCTTGTTTCAAAGCCTCTTTCTGACCAAATAATGTTTGCTGTAAGGCCGTTAGTTTGGCCTTCAATTTCATACACAACGTCTACTGTAGGATCACCAGCGAGGTCATCAGCCACCTCCTGGCTTGGTCTGTAAGTCTGGATATCAAAATTATCTGGGTTATTTACTTTTACGAACTTTAGATCGCTAAGTTCTGTAAAGTTACAACCTTTAATAATGCTACCTTCTTTGTAAACATTATCGCCAAACTGCTCCACCTGATTTTGAAGGATTGTTTGAAGTTGCGTCAACTCACGAGCCTGAACTGCGTAAGCAGGTTTAAACAAGATCTTATAAAATTGTTTTTCTAAATCAAAATCATCAAAATATGGTGATATATTTAGATCTGTATTAATAGGCATCTACTGGTTTCCTTAAAATTCTAGAACTAGTTTGTATTCTTCTCTGGAGGCCGGTGTTCTTTCTAACGCGATAAAGTCTTCCATGAAATATACTAATCCTGATCTTTGAGTATATGAAGATTCTACGACATTGTTTGCCTCTGGTGTATTTATGGCTATTTTCTGCCCCGTTGGAATAACAAATTTCTTAGTGTAATCTAAAGAAATATCGTTATTTACAGTGTTAACGTAAGGTCCCATGTATTCTGACAAGAAAATAGTGTTTGAATCTGCATCTACTTCATGGACCTTTGCAGTAAATACAACTTCGTTATTCAAGTCTGTTTGAGTTATAATATCATTTTGATTAACGAGTGTATAACCATCTGTTGTTACTGCGATTCTATTATCGAAAATTTCTGGTGTGCTGTTTGCTGGGAGTACATCGTTATTCGCGTCTCTAAACTCTGGATTTTTTACAACACCAATGTATGAGAAAGTATTTGTTTGACCGATTTGATTGTTATCTGTTTCTGTAACATATGCGTATAGCAAAATATGTCTGCAGTGCATCTCGTCAATCAAATCAAAACCGTGTCCTCCAATAGGAGAAAGAACTGGTCTAAGCAAACAACGAACGTCAGTAGATCCAGCTGCGCCAGGATCGAACTCATAAAGAGGATCCTTGATCTCTGCTTCAATTTGGTGATAGCCACTACCAAAATCTAGAATAGTAACCGAAGAAATATTTCCTCCGACAACATTTGCTTTTGCAACTGCACCAGATCCATCTCCTTTTATTACAACCTGAGGCTGAATAGAGAATGATGAGTTTGGTGCAAAGTTATTTCCACCCACTGCCGAAAGAAAATCGCCATCACTGATTGTAACTCTACCAACAGCTTGACCGTCCGACGATTGAGAAATATATTGATAATCTGAAATCTTATATAAACGTGATACACCACCGGGATCAGTACAATATAAAGACATTCCCACATAGTAACCATTTGTTTGGCTTAAATTTGCAGATCTTACTCTTACCTCACTATCATTTGGAGGAGAAGATGCAAATATGCCGGATACAAAAGGATAGCCAGCATTCTCAATCG